CAATGATACCAATAAAGAGAGAGAGTCTCAAAATAAAAAAGTACTCAAAAATAAAATAGTATAATATATTACAAAAGAGAGTACAAAAAGAGAGAAATGTCTACAATTGATCAACGTCTTAAAAATATCTTGATTAATCTTAATATTATAGGACGCATAGAGGAAAACCAATATCCTGTATTTAAAAATGGTAATGTCTTTATTAGAACTTATATTCCTGTATATACGTCACTTATAAGGAAAATGGCTGGAGAAACACGAAAAGATATATTAGATGGCCTACAACTTCTTATAAGTGATATAAATAAATTAATTCACGATTATAACAGTATAATCTTTATAGAAAGCAATCGCTATGACAAAACACAAATTGAGAATACTATTCTTTCTCTTGGGCGTCTCAAGACAAACATTGAGAATATTTATATTAATGAAACAACTGGATTAAACGGATTAAAAAAGACATATTCTCAAGATCATGAAGTTCAAGGACAACTTGATGAACTAACAAATAATTTCAAATTAGTATTTAGAGAACTTTCAATAAAGTGTGATGAATTAATAAGCCAAACATCACAAACGATATAACAAAGAAAAGACAAAGAAAAGACAAAGAAAAAACAAAGAAAAGACAAAGAAAAGACAAAGAAAAGACAAAAAACAAAGAAGAGACAGTAATTAGTAGTATCTTTCTTAGTCTATATATAGACTAAGAAAGATACAAAACTACAAAGCAATGGTTGCATTAATTGATCCTAGCTTTAAATTTCAACAGAGAATAATGGATACACTTGTGTGGAGCAAATTAAATTATACATATATTGCATTCAATTTCATCATACCTATTTTTATATTATGTGTGATTGCATGTGCATTAAAGGATAATTATAATAATAAAATGCTTGGGGGACGGGACGTCCCCCATAGCCCCCTTGCCGAAGATAGCTCTACAACTACCAAAATTTTATAAACATGTTACCAAAAATTACTAAGCGAGGGGGTTATGGGGAACGTTCGTCCCCCATCAAAAATCTCTGTAAATAGTATAAGTAAATGACTTCAAACTCTCTAAATACTCTAGATAGTAAATTATTTTGTGCTCCAGCGAGGCAAAACAGTCATGGTGGTGGTTGTTTAGATAAGGTTTCACTAATTAATATTGCTAATAAAATTAATAAAAAATATGGAAAAACTGTTATAGATACATCTGTTAGCGACATTAATGACTTATGGGAACAGATAGATACAAAAATAGATAAAAAGATATGTTCAGGATCTGAATTGTGTTGGTTAAATTCGGAATATTTAAAAGATATAGATCTCCTTGATTACTATAAACCACTTATTCCAAAAGGAGATACAGCATGGTTAAAAACATCTGATATTAATAAAGTACTCAGACAATTTGAAGCTGAGTATGAAGAGTTTACGTTTATGGGATCAGTTCCAATTGATTTTGATGATGTGATCGATTCTTACGCTAGATTAGATACTTGTTCATTACTTAAAAGAGGTAAAACTAAGGTAGGATTTGTATTTAATATGGATAATAGTAAACAGAGTGGATCTCATTGGGTAAGCATGTTTTTGGATATAAAGGCAGGTTATATCGGTTTTTTTGATTCTGTTGGAAAATGTCCACCACCTGCCAGAATTGAGAAACTAATTGTTAGAATTAAAAATCAAGTTGAAAAATGTACCGGAATAGTCCTAAAGAAGAAATGTAATAAAATACGTCATCAATATGATACATATAATTGTGGAGTGTATTCATTATATTTTATTTATCAGTGTTTGATGGGTAAAACATTTGAACAGGTCGCAAATGCGCCGATTGGTGACGAAAAGATCCAATTATATAGAAATTTCTTTTTTAGGCCAATATAAGTACTAATAAGTGCTAATAAGTACTAGTTACTAATATTCTTTCTTTGTAGAAATTATAATATGGAGAAAAGAATTAAATAAGAACCTAAATAGACATAAGTAGAGAGAATTTCCTTTACGTATCCAAAAATCAAAGAAAAAAACATACAATATTTATATGTCAAATATTACACGATGGATAAACAATGTTAGAAAATATTTACCGACATTTAAGGTAGTATTATATGTTGAAGTAGATATTGATGAAGATAAATATATACATTGGAAGGTAAAAAGATTTCTACATAATAAGGAAAATATTTTAACTATTCGGAAATTTCCAAATATTCAAGATTATCCGCATTATTTCGATAAGTATTCAAAAAACGTAGGTGAAATGTATTTCTTATTGGGATTGAAATACATCTCAATATTTGATTACTATCATGCAGACAACATTGTTTATAGAGATCTAGATTCTCCTATTACTGAACATGATAGTAATTTTATTGCTACTAATACTACTAATACTGCTAATACTGCACATGTGTATTTATGGAAAACAACAATTAAAGGTCTCGATATTGAAAACGGCACATTCATTATATGGAGGCGGATCTATAATTACTTCTCCCTATAAGTATATTGATTATATGACACTGGATGACTTTGTTGATGATTATTTTGCATTTATACTTAGAGCTCAAGATACCAGTTTAAATTTGTTTGGATTTGAATATAGATCTATTGATGAGAACTTTTTTGCGTATCTTACAAAGAACTACACTTTTGATACATCTACGACTTTAATATATGAAAAACAATCATGTCAATATTATCATGAAAATAAAATTGTTATTCCTTTCGATTATCGTAATTATATAAAAAATGTTTAATAATTAATAATTAATAAAAATATTTATTAATGATAATCAAAATATTATCTTATTGACAATATATAGGATACCAATGTCAACTTTTATTGAAGATATAGAAAAATTTAAAGAATTAACTAAAACATTAGAAAAAGCTGAATCTTCCGAAGATTCAAAGGAATCAAGTGATTCAAAGGAATCAAGTATTTTAACTATTTATAATAACATAATTATATTATGCAACAAAATTATTGATGATTACAAAAATGATTTAGATGATGAAAACTATGAAATACTAACAGGTAAATTAGAACCAAAAACACTCGCATCCAATCCGGATATTGATAAGATTATAGATGAGAAAAAAGAATACATGTCTAAATTAGAAAAGTATATTAGCAATCTAATACCAAAAGTTGAACAAGATGTGCATATCCCTAAAATTAAAAAACAGGTAAAACCAAAAGCAAAGATTGTTATTGATGATTTATCAACACTTCAAAGTCAGCAAAGTCAAAAGAGTCAGCCTGTTGTGAGCAAACGTGTTAGTATTTTCAATCAATCATCTGTTAGTAAGACTTCTGTTAGTAGCCAAGCTACTGTTAGTAAGCCTTCTGTTAGTAGCCAAACTTCTGTAAGTAGCCAACCTTCTGTAAGTAGCCAGCCCACGACTGTTAGTCAAGAAAAGAAATTTCCACAATTTAAATTTGATGCATCAAAGCTAAAATTAAAACTTACATCAATGATACCTCCAGCTTCCGCATCTACAGTAGTACCAGTAGTACCAGTAGTCCAAGAGTCATTAATAAAAGCCACAGAGCCAATAACAAAAGAGCCAATAACAAAAGCCTCAGTAGTGCCTGTAAAAGCACCAGAACCAATCCTGAAAGCACCAGAACCAGTCCTGAAAGCACCAGAACCAGTCCTGAAAGCACCAATAGTAGTCAAAGCACCAGTAGTGCTAAAAGTGCCAGTAAAAGAGGAAGAGGAAGAGGAAGAGGAAGAGGAAGAGGAAGAGGAAGAGGAAGAGGAAGAGGAAGAGGAAGAGGAAGAGGAAGAGGAAGAGGAAGAAGAGGAGCCAAAGCCAAAGCCAGTTCAAGAGCCAAAGCCAAAGCCAGTTCAAGAGCCAAAGCCAAAGCCAGTTCAAGAGCCGATGCCCAAGTTTAAACTTAATCTTGCGAATTTTGAAAAATTTAAAAAAGTGATTGAAAAAAGATTATGAAAGATTATAAAAGATAATTATATATAAGAATCTTTTATTGAGTATTATTAAGTATGCTTGACTTTATAGATCCGTATTATTTCTTAATTTCACTTGCGATTGGATTAATATATGCCTATGTTACTGTAGAAGAAAGAGAAACAATTATTAAATATCCGACACCATTTAATGTTGGAAAAATTAATTATGTAGATGAGAATGGTACATGTTTTAGGTATGCAATTGAAGAAACTTCCTGTCCTATAGACAAGACTAAAATAAATACGATTAAGTTACAAAACTAGTAAAATAATATGCTCCATAAAGTAAAAAGTCTCTATATGTCTTTATGTTATGTGATCCGGGAACATTTTGTGATATCTTTGTATTTAGTTCTGATACGTTGTCAATATTTTTAACTATTTTGAGTCCCCTGATATCATTCCTACATTTCTCTATAAGTTTAAGTATACCTCTAAAATGATAATGGACAAGTATTAGGTCTGTTTCAGTATATTCCGTAGAATTATTTGCAACTGTTCCTGTATGATGTCCATGATCAAGTCCTGTCAAGCACTTTGCTATGAAGAATTTTTTGTTATGTGATTTTAAATCAACGATTGAAAACTTAGTTATTTCACTTATAGGATCGTTGTAATATAATTTATCGTTTTCACTTGTCAAATAATATTTAAATGCAAAACGACCACTGCTAATGTTAGTATTATTAGTAGTATTGTTAGTAGTATTGTTACCAGTAGTAGTATTGTAATCTCTGTAATCTATGTAAAGTCTATAAAGTATTCTTTTTGTTTCTCTTGCTATATCATTGCGAGCATTACTCGTACTACTCGCATTAGTAGTACTTGTTAATGTTCTTATTGATTCCGTTCTTGATAAAGGATAAATAAATTCATCTAGATCTAACGGTATTGCTATATCTGGATTACTACGTTTTATTAGATTATATATTAATGTGCCTTTTTGTTTATAATCTTTCTCATAGCATACATTTAATCCTTTTGATATATATTTTTGTAATATCTCATGCGTCTTCGCAGATGTTGACATATTATCAATAATATGAATATTTTCTAGAGATGTGATTTTTGAATGATGTAATATCCATTGTTCTAATATGTCATCTTCATCTTTTTCCATGCAATATATACCAATTTTTATATCTTCTTGTAAGTCAGCATCTGAATCAATGGCCAATTTTATATTGTCTTTTATATCCATATTATATATACGTGATTACCATATTAATTCATTAATATGTATACATTTCTTTTAGTAACTGCTATTGTTATATTATTGCTTATGGGAGATAATATTCCAAAAGCCTCCTTGCAAAAGACTTTCGAGGCTTTTAAGACTTTTAAGGCTTTTGGAATATTATCTAATCAAAGCCAGAATACTCCGAATACTCCAAATACTCAACCAAATAATCAAAAGGATCAAACGGATCAAAGAAGAGTATTAGATACTTTAAAGAAAGGGTTAAAATCTTATAATGAATATAAATTTAAGCAATCTGATAAAATATCGAAGGACATTTCTAAGAAATTAAAGTTAGAATTAGAGAATTTTAGAGACTATGCACCAGAACATATAACTGTTCCTGATTATTTATTTAAAAATCAGGAATTTAAGATAGATCCATCTAGTCCTGCAGTTCCTATTGCGTCTAATTCATTAGATAATAATGTTCCTGTAGACATAAGTTCAGAAATGTCAATATCTTGGTCAGAGAAAACCGCAAATAATGCTCATTCGCATTATTTTAAATTGATGGATTCGTTACCGAGAGCTAAAGTGCCTGACCCGACACAGTGGACAGCATAGTATTAAAATACGAAAGAATAAAGAATCAATAATAGAATCAATAATAGAGAAAAATTTCGTATTATAAAATATTGAATAATAATATACGTTAAATTATTAGGAGAACATATATGGATACACCAGTAAAAAAAGCACCGATTAAGTGTGGTATTTGTCATGCTTCAGGATCTCAAGGATCTTCAGGAGTTAATATTAAATCATGTCCAATAACTCGAATTATTACTGCCCCTGATGATGGAAACATTAATGCATGTTGTGCGGCAGAAAAAGAGAGAATGATGAACGAAAAAACTCATAAGTTACCAGCAAATGCCGAAACAACTCAACTTGTCGTAAAATATATCTCTCGTGCTGATGTAAGCCTAGGCCATAAGGAAAATATAGATAATATTAATAATAAAATTAACTTATGTAAAGATGCAATAACTGAGCGTCATTTAGATGCTGTTAAAAAAGCATTTGCTGACAAAATTAAACTTCGTGATGAAATGAATCCTAAAGAGCAAGAAAAGCAACACAGAACAGAAGAGCCAATAGAAGAGAAGCAAGAGAAGCCATTAAAAGCATCAGTTAAAAGAGAACCAAAAATCAAAACAAAAGAAGACCCTGTAGAAGAACCAAAGCAAAGTATTATTAGAAAAAAAAAAGCCCAAGAGGCCAGAGAGGCCAGAGAGAATGAAAGAAAGTTTAATAAAATGTCACTTGATGAGAGATTTATATATGTTGTATCTTGTACAATATCCAGTTTTTTTGCTACAACTGTCGATGATCAAGATGCATATAATGTTATGTTACCTGTAATTACAATCATTTTACGAAAAGGTATGGAAAAATATAAAAACAAAGATATTCTATTAGCTGATTGTATTGATTATGATACGTATCTCGCAGAAGAAGATGAAAAACAAGGAGCAGAACAAGAAGCAGGTTCTGGCGAGAGAAGTCGATTTGATATTAACGATCCTTATTACGATTCTGATTATTCTGAAGATTCAGAAGAGAGTCGCTTGAATGAGATAGATGAATCTGAAGCTACAAGTAATATTGAGGAAGAGATTACAGACTCTAATGACTATAATGACTATAATGACTATAATGACTACTCAGGAGGCTCCTCTAAAAAGAAGAGAAATAATAAGAGAATGACAGAAGAGGAATATAATCAAATTGCTGATTTACCTGATTCGATTGACTACTCAGGTGGATCCTCTAAAAAGAAGAGAAATAATAAGAGAATGACAGAGGAGGAATATAATCAAATTGCTGATTTACCTGATTCGATTGATTACGCAGGAGGCTCCTCTAAAAAGAAGAGAAATAATAAGAGCATGACAGAAGAGGAATATAATCAAATTGCTGATTTACCTGACTCGATTGACTACGTAGGTGGATCCTCTAGAAAGAAGAGCATGACAGAAGAGGAATATAATCAAATTGCTGATTTACCGGACTCGATTGACTACGCAGGAGGATCTGCTGATACTGAAAATACTAATGAGTATTCTGATCTTGAATATTCTGAGGATATTGATCCTTATGATGATTATGACGGCGGGGCTGAAAATGCTGAAGAGACTACAAATACTGAAGAGGATATTGATCCTTATGATGATTATGATGGAGGTGCTGAAGAGACTAAAACTACTGAAGAGGCTGAAGAGGATATTGATCCTTATGATGATTATGATGGCGGTGCTGAAGAGGCTGAAAATACTCAAAATATTGAATATGACGATGAAGATACATTTTTAGAGAGTGATGATGCAATTTTCGCATCACTTCCTGATTCTTTACCTGCTGTTGGAACAGAATTACAAGATTATGAAATGGACTGAATAATAAAGGCATAAAAAATAAAGAACAATAAAAATATAATTCTTAATAAAACTATATTGCTTTTAAAATCATGTCGAAAATAATCCGTAGGGCACCACAAGTTCAAGATTATGAAGAGGAATATGAAGAAGACTATGCTAGTGATAATAATGATAATAACAATGATAATAGTAATGATAATGATAATAATAACGATTATTCATTTAACGTTGCTAGGGATCAAGCTGACTATGACACAGTTGATGACGATCTTCAAGAACCTGAATACAGAGAGTTCGATGAAGGAGCACAAGCTAAATTGGAAAAGTTGTGTAGTTCATATGTTATCATGATTGATAAACTAAAGAAAGTCAAAGAAACTGGTAAAAAGTTAAAATCTGTTACAGATGCATATATGGAAGAGATTGAATCTATGTTAAATGTTCATAGAATAAAAGAATATTCTCACGGAGAATTGAAGTTTTATATTGATAGTGTGCAGAAGAAGAAGCAATTAAAGAAGGATGATATGAAAAAAGCCATAGAAGAAGTTGTTCACGATAAGAGAACAATCGATGAGATCTATAAGGAATTTGAACACCGTACGCAAGTTGTTGACAAGACACAAGTTAAATGCTCAAAAAGAGGCAAAAAGTAAAATACAAAAGTAAAATACAAAGGGAAAAAATGACAAAATATTTTTCTTTGGAGAAAAATATTATTAATTATTAATTATGACAATACAAGATAATATTACCATTAATGATACCACTAAAACAAGTAATACAAATAGTATTGACGCATACACTAATGAAATATTAAACACAGAACATGCATATAAATGTCAAAGTCATGATGAAAGAGATTGGAAAATAATTGCTAAGAAGTCTAATCCAAAACATTTAGATTTATCTAGATGGATAACTTTTCCATCTCATAATTCAGGATGGAAATATGTATATGAACAATTAAAGGATTTACATGATCCTAATGGAATAATAGTTGATGATTTTATTGAAAGAACTTTCTCTTGGAATCTTGCACCATTAAAGATGAAAGTATTTGCTTTTTCTAATGGTGTCAAAATAGAGATTCCATTAGAAAAAGCAAGACTATATCGAGGACAAATGTGTTTTCGCCTCTCTCTTCCTCTCCCTAAAGAAGGTGTGATATTTTGTACTGAATCAGAAGTGCTTAATACCATGACAGAAGACGATTTTGAACAGCTATCTATGTATTACAAGAAGCCAACTGTGTATAAAAGTGAATGGATAGGTTTTTGGCATAATCCTCCGGAATCACGTGTATACTTTTCAAAGTATAGTGATCAAAAACAATATATTCATTGTCCTGATTATATATGTAATAGAGCATCATTTCTAGAGAGTCTTAAAATGTGTAAACATATTTTTGTATTTTCAGAAAGCATGCGATGTCATATTTCCAGAAAATTAGAGAGTATTGGATTTCATACTATACCAGTAACAAGTTTATTTCATCCAATTAAATTTCCAGAAAAACATTTTAGTATGGATTCATATATTAACAATGATAATAAACAATTGCTTCAAATCGGAACATGGCTAAGAAATTCACAAATGATTTTCTCACTTCCGACACCTCATGATACAAAGAAGACATGGGTTTGTAGAGATAAAGATGCTCTGTTAAGAATTGCTAATACGCTTTCAAAAGATAAACGTTTTAATTTAATGGAAATTTTAAAGTCATTCAAAGAAAATGTATATTATAAATTGCATAATGATGTATCATTAGTTAACTTGAGCTCATCTAATTACGAAGATATTATGACAAAAAATATTGTTGTCACAGAGTTAATTGGATCATCTTGCAACAATGGTCTTATTGAGTGTATAGCTAGCATGACACCAATCCTTATAAATAAGCTTGATTCAGTTGTTGAATATCTTGGAAATGATTATCCTTTTTACTATAATAATTATGATGAACTATTGCATAAAAGTACAAATGTTGCATTAATACAAAAAACACACGAGTATTTAAAACATTTATCAACAAGAGAGAAAATAACTGGCTCATATTTCAGGAAAAGTTTTTTTGGGGGACGTCCCGTCCCCCACCATATTGATTTTGTAGTTACATGGGTTAATAGTGATTGCCCTGCTTGGCAAGAAGATTTTCGTGAAGAGTATCATAAAGCAAAGCATTTGCCATGTGATAGTGCGACAATCAATAGATACAAGAGTAGATTTGATGAGTTAAAATATTCTCTTAGATCAATTAATTTATCATGTGGTCACCTAATCAGAAATTTGTATATAGTTGTACATGATAAACAAACATTACCATCATGGCTCAATCAAGAAAAAGTAATTATAATTAGACATTCTCAGATTATGCCTGATCACAAATCTACATATAATTCTCATGCTATTGAGGCATGTCTTGAAAATATCCCAAATATATCAAAAATATTTGTATATTTAAATGATGATATTTGGATGCTTGGTAATTGGAATATGAGAGATTTCATATCACATAATGATAATAATGATAAAAATAATGATAAAAATAATAATAATGATAAAATCGTCTTCTACGTGGATAATTACGAAAAAGGGCGTAATGTCACTTCTTCTAGTGGATCACATGAGTATGCATGGAGAAATATTCATCAACTTCTTGAAAAAATGGAATTATCATCTGCAGATGCATATAGACCCGCTTTAAGCCATGCTCCTTATGTTGGACACAAACAAAGTGATCTATATGTCTCCGAAGAGATAGAGAAAACTAAGTTATCAAAATTTAGAAGTGCTGAAGATATAGGTGTTATGTGTGGATTTCATCAGTATTATCAATATTATAAAGGACATGCAATAGCTAGAAAAATCAATACAATTTGTTTAACATATAAAGACCTTATAGGCAATAATGGCAGTATTCCTGCCACTGCTCGTGTTTTAACATTGCAAGATGATTTTATTAATGATCCATCAGAAAAAGACATACATAGAACGAAGAAAATACTTAATTGTATATTTCCAATTAGGAGTCCATATGAATATTCTCCAATAAATACTCTCCAATAAAGAATACTAAAGAATATTAATAAAAACAATTATACACAATCATAAACATCATAAGAAATCATACATGACGTTCACTGACAAACAACTTATGGATGAAAATATTCATACTATTACCACTGATAGCACTATTAGCACTGATAGCACTATTAGCACTGATAGCACTATTAGCACTGATAGCACTATTAGCACTAGTAATTCTGGAGATTACATAATAGAATACAATAGTAATACTCCAATGTTAATGTATACTGGGTCTATTCATCATACAGAACCAATTCGTCATGGATATGGAAAAACTATTTACAGGAATGGTACATATCATATTGGATCTTATAAATATGGCAAAGCACATGGTTCAGGTCTTGTTGTTTCTCCCACTGGTGTAAATCAAGAAGGAGAATTTGTTGATGGCGTCCTACATGGTGTAGGAACAATTAGAACAGGAAACACGGTATATTCCGGAACGTTTAGAAGAGGATTACCGCATGGGCGAGGGCTACTTACAGATTATCAAAACATTATGCAGTATGAAGGTGATTTTTATAATGGTGAACCAAATGGACAAGGAACAATAACATACAAAGATGCATCTGTTTATACTGGATCTGTATCAAATGGATTAAAGCATGGAAAAGGAGTTCTTGATGGAGTTTCAGGAGAATGGTATTATGATGTCCCTGTGCTGGGGGATATGCTGGGGGACATGCTGTCCCCCATAGCCCCCTTGCTAAGGAACATTCTGGAATGTTTATGTTGTTGGGGGACATGCTGTCCCCCATAGCCCCCTTGCTAAGGAAAATTCTGGAATGTTTATGTTGTTGGGGGACATGCTGTCCCCCATAGCCCCCTTGCTAAGGAACATTCTGGAATGTTTATGTTGTTGGGGGACATGCTGTCCCCCATAGCCCCCTTGCTAAGGAACATTCTGGAATGTTTATGTTGTTGGGGGACATGCTGTCCCCCATAGCCCCTTTCTGAGGAGCCTTCAAA